TAGTGATCGGCGATTTCCTCGCGCCGCTGACGCACAAGCTGTTCGCCGGCGCCCTCGGCATCGCGCTGGTCGCAATCGGCATCCTCTGGTGGGCAAACGGCGCCAAGGCGGAACGCATCGAAGGGCTGCAGAAAGATTTGGCCGGCGAAGAGGCTCGCCATGCTGTCACCCGCCAGTCGGTCGGCACGCTCGAAAAGGTGATCGCCGATCTCAACGAACAGGCCGAGAAACGCGCCGCGGCGTTCGCAGAGGCGCAGGAGATGGCCGAGAAGCGCGAAAGCGAACTGGCCGCGGCCCGGCGCTTGTCCAACGCGGCAATCGCACGGCTGCGCGCCCTGTCGCAGCGTGAGGGGCAATGCGCGGTGCCCGATGATCTGCGCGAACTTGCGGAGGGTTTGTGATGCGCCGCCTTTTCATGATCCCGATCGCGCTCTTGGCCGCCTGCCAAAACCCCGAAGCCGGCATCGAAGTCCGCACGGTTGAGGTCGTCCGCGAGGTGCAGAAGCCCTGCCCTGGCACGCCGCCAGTGCGCCCCACGCCGCTCGGTCCGCTCATGGCGACCGCCGAAGCCGCCCTTGCGCAAGCGCTGGCCAAGCTGGCCGAGTATTCCGCGCCCGGTCAATTCGCCGATCAGGCTGAGGCTTATGTCGAGGCGTGCCCGCCTAGCGAATAGCCGCCCCAATCACCCCCACGATAAGCCCCATACCTATCAGCACCTGGACTGGCTTAGGTAGGCGCATTGGATGCCTCGATCATGGCGCGGTACATCGTGGTTGGCGATGACCCGTGGCGCATAGCGGTGTAGCCCGCCTCAATCTGGTCCGGCGTAGGCTCAGCAGGCACCACGACGAACCCGGCTTGCTTGATTGCTGCTAGGGCGGCGTCGGCCCATCCGAGCGTCGTGTAGCGGTCTTCTTGGTTTGCGGTGATTCCCGCCCATTCTTCGTCAGTGAGGGGCGACTGATTCATCGCCTCCATAAACCCCCTCGCTATCACTTCTCTAAGATCATACATGTTTGCTGTCCTCATCTATTACCGAAGCTATCTGACATTGGTGTCTCCTGTGGCTAGGCGGGTTTCAAGTGCAGCGATCCGGCTTTCTAGTTCTTCGGTGCTAGCGCGCGGGCAGTGGCAAGTGGCGTCGTCGCCATGAACGGCACGGTTCCAGCAGCCGGGGACGAGAAACCGAAGATCCCCGTCCGTGTGCCATCGGCAGCGGTCAGCCATCATCTATTCTCCTTCACTACTGGCGCGGTCACATTACTCTCCGTTGAGGTGCTTGCGGAGGGCTAGGCCGGTTTCGTTCAGCTGCGCCGAAAGATACCATTCAGTCCCAACCGGCTTGTCTGCCTGTGCCGAGCCGAGCCATTCTTTCCGCCCGTAGTAGACCGGATAGTGGTAGCCGAGTTCGTATTCGTCGGGTTCCATCTGCACATAGAGCGGCGGCATCGCATCCCACTGTTCCGGCGAAAGCGAGGTGGGTATCGTGGGCATCGCCAGCACCCAGTCCCGCTGCGCCTCGGTCAGCTTCCCGGCTATCTCAGCGATGCTCTTATCCATTGTGGGCCTCCTGGGCGCGGAGGGCGGCGATCACCTCAGGTAAGCAGCGCAGGGCTTCAAACGCCTCTGGAATGTAGGTCATCGCCTGAAAGCCGTTCCCATGCGCGAATGCATAGTCGGGGTTGTCCTGCCCTGTCTTGAGGCCGTCGAGTAAGGGAAGCGCCGCCTCAATCCGCTCGGCCAGCTTTGTTGTGTCGGTCATTGTGTTACTCCGGTGATATGGTTAGGGCGCATCGCTGCGCGACCGCGCTGTCAGGCTATCGCCCGGAGCCTGCTTCGCGTCTCCGCCCCTCGGGTTTCCATCGACTTGCGCGGCTTCAATCGCTCGCGCGAGAATTGCGCTTAATTCAGGGGTCGGCTTGGGAGGGTGACACCATTCGCAAGGGCGGGTGCATAGACAGCTTTCGCCGTCCCAAGTGTCACACTGCCAATCCCATGAGCAGCCGTAGACGAACCCATCCCCGCCGCAGTTGTGGCAGTCGTTTTCGTCGCAGTTCCAATACGGGTCCGCGTCGCATTCAAAACCAGTCTGCATCGGTGACCTCCATGAAGCCGAGCGGGTAAGCGTCCGGCAGGGCGGTCCAAATTGCGCCGCGCAAGAACATTTCGCCCAGAGGTTCGCCATCCTCCCCGTCGAGCGGTTCGCCGTCAGCCATGAGCGCCAGGGACGATGAGCATCCGTCATCGCATACTATGGCGATCTTCTGGCCAGATTCGGGCCGCTCGTCATGCCAATAGCGCCACGCGTTAGGGATACCCTCCGAATGGCCAAGACCCGCAGGGGCTTGGTGCGAAGCAAGGGTAGCCCGACCCGCTTGCGCGGACCATTCGCCATCGTCGCACGGAGCTAAGGGCGGTAGATCAGCTTCGGTAAGCGCGGCAGGCGTAATCATCGGAAGCCAACCCACGACTTTAGCGGTCCAGATGTCGATGTCGTTGTCTCGGCATATCCGCTCGATGTCGCTCTGCCGGTAACCGAGCAACCCATCAGGCGCATCGTTTGTCCTGATGGCGGCGGTCCCCCACCCTGCTCGCGCCCACGGCCTCCCATCGCCCATGTGGTCCCTCGACCCCTGCAAAAATACATATTGCCAAATCGGGCGCTTGCCATAGGGCGGGCTATCGGTGCGCCATGCGTCAGGGATTGAAGCCTTTGGTGGAGACGACTTGTCGGCTCCATCGCGTAGCGACGAAAGCCCGCTCGGACGCCCATCTTCTAGTTCGGTCTGTCGGCTATTCATCAACGCCTCCTTTGAGTGCGCGGATGGCGGGAATTTGGGAGAGGACAGCATCAATAGCCCCGGTCCAGCCAAGCTGATAGTCATCATCTGGCGAGGTGAGCCGCATGTCGTCCAGCAACGCCCGCAGCGCTTCTTCCAGCACTACATCCCTATCGGAGAGGGCGGCAAAAACACGCTCACCTACAGAAAATGCTCTTTCAAACCGCCGCAGTCGCCTCGCGCGCCGTTCGTCGTTGTCGGTTTTGCGGTTGCCCCTAAGTGCGCCTATCTCGTCGGCAACAACCTTCATCGCGCTCTCAAACTCCCCCACCAGCGCGCTATCGGCCTTTGGGGCGGGGCGGGTGTTCCATGCGGCGATGGCTTCAGCTTCGCACGCGGCCCATCCTTTGGGACCGTGGAACACCGCCGGGCCTTTCGCAAAACACGGCACTCTAGGTTTGCCCTTGCAAGAAACTTGCTGCCCGTCGCGAATGCCGATTAGCGCCGCTTCTCCCCCGCAAAACGGGCACGGCTTCAATTCATCCGCCATCATCAATCTCCAAACTCTCTGCAAATATCCTCGAAGCGCGGGAGCATCTTGCGTCCCTCCGCTTCTGCTGCCTTGCGTCCTCGCGCGGTAATCGCTGCTCGCAATTGCGCCTGTTCGCGCTCGATGCGCTTGAAGGCGGCGATCTGCTCGGCAAGCGATAGCTGTGCGCCTGCTTTGACAAGGCGGGGCTTGTGGGCGCGGGTCATGCGGACACCTGCTCAATCTCGGTGTCGATCACGCGGGCGGAAATGCCCATTTCCTTCGCAAGCCCGTAGCCTTCGATGAACTCGCGGGGGGCGTATCCTTCGAGACTTACGATCCCGCGCGCCTGTAGCTGGGCGATATGCTCTGCGTGTTCTTCGATGCTGTCGAACGAAAAGAAGTAATCGCGAAACTCGGCCATAAAGGCTTCGTCGAACTTGGCTTCGTCCAGATTGACTTCGATGCGCTGGGTTACATCGACCGTGAAAGTGGCCATCATCCATTCTCCCAAAGTGCGTTGAGCCGCGCCCATTCGCCGGGCGTCATTGCGGCAATATCGTCGCGGACCTTCTGCGAGGTGGTGCGCCCGTCGAGCGCGTCCCATTCGGCATCGAGTTCCGCCTTGTGTGCCAGCGCGTATGCATCTGTGTCGGCCCTGGCTGCTCGCCACTCGCGTTCGCGCAGATCCCGTGCGGCCCGTTCGTCGCAGCGCGCCTGCTGTGCCCTGCCCCCGTTCATGGCTGGGCCTCGTGGTAGGCTGCGAGGGCTTGGGCGGCGGTGGCATAAGCGAAGTCCAAAGCGCCTTCCCTGTCGTCCCAGCGATAGTTTTCACCAGCGTCGTCTTCTGCACTGGTCTGCGCCTTGATAGCCTCCAACGCCTCGACCAGCGCCTTGACTTCTGGCTGTGCTGTGGAGGCGAGGCGGTGGGCGGAGTGGCGCAGTACTGCGCTGGCGTCGGTAAGTATGAACTGGGGATCGGCGGCAATCGACTGGAGCGCCTTGGCTAGCGCCGCGTCGACCTGCGCCACATTATCCTGCATGGCTGTCCTCCTTGCGGGCGGCGAGCATGGCGTCGGCCATCTCGTAGGCCCAGAATGCGTGCTCCCTCGGGCTGCCCGATCCTTTTACAACCGGAATGGCCTGCCCCGCAAACCAGTCGCGCAGGGTCATGCCGCCATGCGCAGCGGGGTGCCCGTATTCCGCAGCAAACGGAAACGCGGGCGGGCACTCGGGCACCTTCTCATTATCCATGATCTGTCTCCTTGGGGGTGGGGCCATCGACGCGCTCAATGGCAGCACATGGGCCTTCGTGACCCCTTGTGCGGGTGCAGAACCAACCGTCTGGAGGGATGGTACAGCCGTTCCGTCCTTCGGATAGCGGTCGCCACAGGATCGGGCGCGAGGGCCACATATCGCCGCCGCCGTAGACCCACCATGAACCTTTCGGCCACTTGCCTTCATAGCCAGCAACGTGAATGCCAGTGGAGCCGAACTCGATAGCCTCGAAAGGCGACCCATCTTTCGGACAGTAGATTGCGTCTTTCCAGCCAAGTTCGCGCATCCGCTCCGATACTCTGCCGAGCATGGTCAGGCAGGCTTTCAAATCGGGAAGCTGTTCGCGCCGAACGACACGCCCTGCCTCGATCTGGGCCATGATGGTTTCCGCCTCATTCGCCCGAATAGGCTCGCGGCTTCCATCGCTCATGGTTTTGTGTCCAACGATAGGATTATCAGTCACGCCACCCTCCCCGCCACACGCGGCGTAACAAAGCGGTCAGGCTCGCCCCCAAGCAGCCCCGCAATCGCTTCCTTGTATTCGTGCAAACACCAGCCCAGCGCGCTTTCCTGCGGCTGCGAAAGGTTCGCCAGCGTCGGTGCGCTTATCTCCATGTTAGCCTCGATGTTGCGGGCGATCTTGAGGGCGCGGGGTGCGTCGAAGCGGTTCCGCTCGGCATGATCGCGCAGGCGGTCGATCAGGTGCGTGGCGCGAAGGATAAGGCTGTCCGCCTCGCTTGGCTTCGCATCGGTGAAGGTGGCTGGGGCGGTCATTGGTTCGCCCCGCGTGCCTTGGCGATTACAGCCCGAAGGTCGCAGACCAAGAGGTCGCGATTGGTCGAGCCACGACAGCCGCACTCATGTCCGTGGCAGCAAATCTGTGAGTCTAAATCGTCGGGAACACCATCAAGAGCATCCGTCGCCACCTGTAGCGCCTCCAGCATCAGCGGAGCGGCTGCAATTAAACGGGCGTTGGCCTCAGACTTTTCTCCGCATCCGGTTACGGCGGTGCATTTCCGGTCCTCTCCCACGATCATTGGCATGGAGCGAACGAAACTAGCCGTGCCGAACACGAGCCTTGCTAACTCCCAACATGCGTGGATGCGGCCGCGCAGCGGTTGTCGGTAAATCCCCCAAGGCCCCGGCGTATGCGCTTCCTTCGCCATCTGTCTTACTCCTTTGCCAAGTGGCTGTGGGACCGCTTCTATGTGCTAACCTGTGCAGCGTCAATACACAAAAGCACACTTGCGCATATTTTTTTGCGTGCTATAAGGTGTTCATGACCGAAGACATCACACCTGCGACCATAGAAGCTGGCGCTCTCGATGCCCGCGTTACGCTGAGCACTGTTCTGCAGCGCGCCAAGGTGTCGCGCACCGCATTCTACCGATGGCGCCGCGGAGAAGGCAACATGCTTGACCTCACCAAGCTGCGGCTGACCGATGCCATCGACGATCTTCGCAAGGAAAGGGCTTCTTCCCCTTAGCCCTTTCCGCACCTAGCGCCGGGGAGGCTTCACTCCCTCCATTGGTCGGCCTCTCCGGCGCCCTTTTCTTTCCTATAGGAGAAAACCCGTGATTGAACCTCTCATTTTCACGCGCAAAGACGAACGCTCGCGCCTAGGCGATTACCTCACTGGCGCGGTTGCTGGCGGCATTCTTGTCGCAGCCGCTTATCTGATCGTGATGGTGGCGGGATGATAAAGCCTCCCCTTCAAAGGTGGACGCGCAAAGACGCCGAAGAGGCTGGTCGTCTTTGGCAAGCCAATGTGCCGGCCGAACAAATCGGGCAACGCTTGGGCCGATCGCGCTGCGCTGTCATCGGCAAACTGCACCGCATGGGTCTTCTGGGCATGGAACTTGCCCGCAAGCGCGTGCGAGACGGAAGAATTGCCAAGCGCTATAGCGAGGGCGCGCGCGCCGATGAACTGGCCATGGTCTATGGCCTGTCGGCGTCTAGGGTTACCGCTATCGCGCGCCTATACGATGTCAGGCGCGGCGCTGGTCGGCCTCCCATTCGCAAAAAGCCTCCCATGCCGCAGCAGCGCCAAGCGCAACGCAAGTAAAGCACCCGGCGGACTGCGCCGCCTGCAGATATTCCATCTGGCCATCCTGCCACTTGCTTTGCGTATGGTCACGGCGCTTCAACTCGCACACGAATGCGGGCGCGCCCGGCACGATGATGTCGCTGGCGCCTTTCGAAAGGCCCTCGAGCTTGTGCTTCTGCATTGCGGAAAACTGACCGCCGATCAGCTGGCCCTCATTGCGCGGGTGCACCGCCAGCAAGCCGTAGCTATCGGGATATTCCTTGCGGATCTTGCTGAAGAATGACGCCTGCTCGACGTGTTCCTTGTGGCACTTGCCGCGGAACGACGTGTCGCCGTAGACGGGGATCGTTTTGGGGAGGATCATCACACAGTCCCTTCGATAAACAGGTCGCCTTGGCGTTGGGCCTCTTCGATACGCCTGCAAGCAATATCGAAATACTTCGGCTCGCGCTCAATACCGATAAAGTCGCGGCCCATCTGAACGGCTGCTACGCCGGTGGTGCCGCTGCCCATGAATGGATCGAGGATGGTTCCGGGCACTTTGCGCAAAAGCATCTTCATCAAGCCTACGGGCTTCTCGGTCGGATGTTGCCGCCCATTTTTCGCCATGCTTTGGACGGGGGGGTGCCTAACCACTGAACCGCTGTCTCGCGAGCCGATGAAGCCCTTTCCTAAAACGTAGATTTCTTCGTGGTCTGGCTTCCACGGGATGGATAAGTCGCCCATACCAAGGGCTCCGCCTTTGTCCCAGATAAGAACCATTTTTGTCGCGGCGGGGCGGCGGATGCGCCAAGTACCGAAGCAAAGTGTTGGGATGTCACCCGCCCAATCCAGAACGCTATCGCGTGCTTCTGTGGTCTCGTCGCCGACAATGGTCCGTCCAGCAACCCAAAGCGTGTCCGTTGCGTGGCCTGACTTGTAGGCCATCCCATAAGGCGGATCAGTCACCACGGCATCCACCTTCGGGAGCGTCGGCAGAATGTCCCGGCAGTCACCGCAATACAGGGTTGCCCGTCCAATCTTTACCGGTTCTATCATCACACAGTCTCCAGCTCATCGGCCGGCATGTCGTATGCCAGCACCCTGTAAAACCCGCTGTCGCGGTCCTTCACATAGCTGATCGTCGCAGGTGTGCGCCCGCCAGCCGTTGCCTGCTCGTATTTCGCCATTTCCGCCATAGCGCGCCGGTGCGTGCCATGCGGCTGAAACCATGTCGAAAATTGCCGGTGCGGCGTAACCCAGTCCACGCGCAGCGTCGGATTGCCGCGCTGCGACACGCCGTGCTTCACCTCCATACCGGTCACCTCGTCGGTTTGCGGCTGGGTCGGGTCGCGCTTCATGGCCTTGAATTCCGCGGCGAGCTTCTCGTTCGGATCCACGATCTCGCCCTTGCATTCGTAGCAATAGCGCGCGGCGATGTCGTTCATTTCGCCGCATTCTGGGCATTCCTTGCCGTTCCAGCGATACCCGCAGCGCGCATAAACCCCGCCGGGCTGCAGCAGCTGCCCAAAGCACCGGCGGCCGTAGTGGCCGGGCACCGGCCCGTGCTCCGATTGCAGCACGTCTCCGAACACGTCCAGGCAATAGCCATGCTGGTCGGTCTGGAATTCGGCATAGTCCTTGTGGATGCGGAACTCGTTCGTATGCCCGCAATCGGGGCAGGCGGCTTCGAGCATCCCTCCTTCACCGCCCCCGCCGCTGGCCTTGATCACCGGGGCGTAAATATCGCCGTCAGGGAAGTGCCGATCGACGTTGCCCGCATAGTCCAGCAGCAGCCCTTCGGCCTTGTCGGGGTGCAGGCGCCATGCGCGGCCCATGATCTGCTGTAGCAACGCGGCGCTTTCGGTGTAGCGCAGCAAGGCGATGACGCTGGTGTGCTCGACATCGAAGCCCGTCGTTAGCGTGCCCACGCTCACCAGATACCGGAATTTCTGGTCTCGGTAGTCTTGGATGATGCGATTCCGCTCGCCGCGGTCGGTGTCGCCGGTCACCAGTCGTGCGTTGCCCGGGGGCAGGCTGGCCATGACCTCTTCGGCGTGCCGCACGGTCGCGGCGAAGATCATCACCCCGCCGCTTCCCTTCCCGGCTGCGCGGTGCGCGCGGGCCTGCGCGATAACATCTGCCACGATCGCTGCGGTCTTGCGGCCGTGGCCCACGAAGGCGCGCTCGATGTCGTCGGGCGCCGGCGTGCCGTTCGGTAGCAGGTGCACGCCGCTGGTATCGTAGGCGCCTTCTGAGGAGTTGATCGCCCCGATCGTCATGGGGGTGATGAATCCTTCCTCAAGCATTTCCTGCGCACTGACGCGATAGACGCAGCGCGTAAAATACGGATCGCGCGCGGCGTCGTCGCCGTTCGTCTTGGCATCCGGCCAAACGCGGAAAATATAGCCGCTGCCAAGCCTGTATGGCGTGCCCGACAAGCCGATGACGCGCAGATTCGGATTGGCCTCGCGCATGGCGTCGATGATCGCGCGAATGGTCGGGGTCATGCCGTGGCATTCGTCGACGATCACCGCGCAATACTGGGTCAGAAACCGGCTGATGGCATTCTTGATAGTACCCGGCGTGCCGAACACGATTGGCCTTCGCGTCGATTTTGCCCCCGCGCTCGCGCTGAATATGCTGGCGCGTTCGCCGGTCAGCAGGAACTTGGCGAAATTCTGCTTCACCAGCTCGGCGCTTGGCGCCAGGCACAGCACGCGCTTGCCCTTGCTCATCTGGTGAAGCTCGGCGCCTAGTGCCGCGATCATGAAGCTTTTGCCGGCAGCGGGCGCCGCGTCGATCAAGCACGGGTCGATCGATTGGCGCACCTCTGCAATCGCTGCTTCGACACAGCGCGATTGGTAGGGTCTGAGGATCATTTTACTGACCTGGCTATTGAAATCAGAAGGTCGCGGAACTCGGTGGGTGTCGCGATCCGGGGGCTGCTATCCCTTCCGCCGCCTTTGAAGGCCAACTCCCCGGCGCGCTTACATTTTGCCAGTCCGTATTTCTGAATGGCCCATTCAGGAAATTCAGGTTCGCTTCGGCCCCACCGGAGCTGGGGGAGTAGATGGACTGGGACACCATACACCAGCAACCATGTTGGCTTGCGCGCATAGTGCCCATATCGACCTTGTTCAACGCAGCAAGTCCAGCCACCAAAAGAATCGGCATAAACCCAACCACCAGACCGTGGGGGTTTATTCAGCCCGAACCAAGACCACGCGTTACTGCTTTCGGGGTGCTCGATCACGCCACCGAAGCGGCGTGCGTCGAACAAGGCGGATTTGAAGCACCCTTGGTCGTCGCCCTTCGACTTACGCTCTCCGGTTTTTTTGATCCACAGAGGCTGTCCGGCCCAGAGCTTACCCCACCTCGGGCAAGGTGGATGCGCCACTACCGGATGCGGGCCGTTGTACCGCCGCGCGTCTCGCGCCTCGTCCCAAGGATCCACACCCTCAAGCCCGAAGTAACAACCACTGGTTTCTACATAAAGAGCGGCGATTTCCCTCATACCGGCTTCACCGCCCCCACGTCCCATGCGTGTCCCGTCAATCCCCACCGTAGCTGCGCGGGCGTGTACTCGTGGCGATCGTCGATGCGCCCATTTGCGAATTGCACGCGCAGCTTCGTTTCCTTCGGCATCAAGTCGGGATAGGTGCCGGGGTTCTTGTGGAAGCCGGGTGCGGGGATTGGCTGGGGAGGGGTCATAGGATGAATAAGTCCTTTTGCCGCTGGGCGTCCTCAATGCGCTTGCAAGCGATGTCGAAATACTTGGGTTCGCGCTCAATACCGATGAAATCGCGGCCCATTTTAACGGCTGCTACGCCAGTGGTCCCGCTGCCCATGAAGGGGTCTAGGATGGTTTGGTCTACGTCGGTCAATTTATCGACGTTCCACTTCATCAGGTTTAGCGGTTTTTGCGTCGGGTGATCGACCTTTCCCGGCTGTCCGAAGCGGTAACTGTCAGCCTCGAAACGGTTAAAGTCGTATTGTCCGCCATTCCAAGACCTTCCAGGCAGGTAGCCATAAACTGCTTGCTCCACAGATTGCGCAAACCCCGCGCCGGGAGCAGAAGGTGGTGGGCAACGCTTCGACCAGAACAGAAGGCGCGTGGAATATCCGCGCTCCTCAAGCATGGCAGTTAGTGGACCGATCTGCCGATGCCCGCACCACGCGATGACGGTTTTAGGTTCCGAAGCGATGGCGAGGGAATAGGCATCCACGACTAAGCCAGTCATCGCGGCCCAATCGGTATCGCCAGCGAAGAAGTCGAGGTTGCGAACACCCTTGCCGGGTTGCGAAATAACCTTCGCGCCCGCGACACTGACAGAATATGGCGGGTCCCCAATCACCGCGTCCACCTTGCCCAGTGTCGGCAGAATGTCCCGGCAGTCCCCGCAATACAGCGTGGCGCGTCCAATTTTTACCGGTTCCATCACGTCACCTTCCAATAGCTGCTTGCCTTGCCGCGGTACGGCTCGAGGTCCACCCCAGAGCAATGATCCTTCACGACCTTCGCGTAGGACACCGCGCCCGGGCGATCTACCAAGGAAACCTTCCGCCCCGCGACCAGCGCGTTCTTGCCGCCGGCCATGTCGGTGATTTCCGCCAGCAAATCCTTCTTGCGTTCCGCCAGGCGCTCCATCTGTTCGGCAATGTCATCCCATTCCGCCATCGCCTTGTGCGCCGCCGGGGTGTCGATTGTGACGCGCTTGGGAGCCAGGTGGTCGTCGGGGTTGTTCTCGAGCTCGTGCAGGAACTCGGCATGGAACTGGCGCAGGCGGGGGATGTTGTCGGCAACCCAGTCGCCATCGGGCTTGATCACGCGGTGATGCGTGCCATTCGGCGCCCATTGGAAGAACGACCACCATTCGCGCCCGGTCACCCAAAGCGTGAATTGCACCTGCGCATAGTAGTGCGGCTGGTCTTCGATCGTCTTGAATTCGACGGGCGCCTCGGCTTTGCGCAGGCCATACGGGCACTTGATTTCGACGCCGCCCTTTTCCCCGACAAGCCCGTCGGGCGACACGCCTGCCCAGTCCTCGTGCGGGATGAAGCCGACCTCTTCTACCTCGTGCAGCGTCTCGATCCGGTAATCGATCATCGCGCCGGGTTCGTTGTTCGTGCCCCATTCGGTCGCCACGTTGCCTTGAAATTCGCGCTCGGCGCCAAGGCTTTCGCGGACCATGGCGCGCATTGCGTTATCGCGGGTCATGTAGGGGTTGAGGCCAAGGATCGCGCCGACCATGCTGGCGGTGACGCGGTTCTTGCGGGCTTCGAACCATTCGGGGCTGCGTTGCTTCATGATTTTTCTCCTTGGGCGCGTATTGCAGCAGCGCAGAGGGCAAGCGCGGGGGTGGCTGCGCGCCCTTTCCACCACTGCTCGTCATTCCCAACATCGGCGGCGCAATGGTCAGGCCCTTCAAGCTGGAACCAATGTCCCTCCGGCACCAGCGTCATCGCGGCGTCGATGGAGGCGGTGTAGCGGGGGCATTCGTAACGCACCTGCAATTCACCGACGGGCATGACGAAACCTGACGCACTGTTCGGGTCGGGCTGTAATTCAATATCCATTCCGAAAGCAGCCTTCGGCAAGGGTGTGCCAACTGCTTTGAATATCTCGCGGTCCATCTCCCTGCACGGCCCCTCCAGCGCCTCGATCCGCTCGGCCAATTCGTCATGCGTCATAACATTCTCCATTTTCCATCTCTTATCCTCACCCCCGCCGCCGCGAAGCGACGGGGGTCCGGGAAGGGGTGGTTAGAAGGGAATGTCGTCGTCGAGGTCGTCCTTGACGCTACCCCCCTTCGGTGCAGCATCGCCCTTCACAACCAGTTCCTTCGAACCGTTCGGGGCCACCGCAGCAACCCAGTTGCCGGTGTTGTCGCCAATTTCCCATACCTTGACGGTCAGCACCATCGGCTTGTTCACCAGCGCCAGGGCAAGCTGGTCGTCGGTGGGTTCGCCGCCGGCCTTGGCCAGCTTCCCTCCCGCATTGGCGTCGATCGTCGAAAGCATCCGCAGCGCCTTGTCGCGCTTCTTGTCGGCTTCCTCTTTGCCCTTCTTGAAGGCGTTGGGCTCGGGATCCTTGACCCAAAGCTTCTGGAAAACGACACGCCGTGCGACCTGCTCGGGCTCCTGCACCTTCCACTTGATGTTGATATAGCGCGGCTCGCCGTCGTCCTCGCGGCCCTTCGCCCACTTGGCCTCTTCGACGAAAGCCATGACGGTCGACCCGTCGGGGATCAGTTCGAAATCGCCGCCGCCCGCGCTGTATTCCTTGGGGGCTTCGGATTGGGCGAGATCTTCGCCGGTTGATGTTGACCAAAAGCTCATTTCGTATTCCTTTCCTGTTCTTTCACAAATTCACGCGCGGCTTCCATCGTCGAAAAGCCGATGTTGGAAATGCGGGTGCGGGGGCCGTCGAAGGTGCCGATCGTCTCGACAATCCGAAAGCGCAGTTCGCCCACACGGTTGGGAGTGTGGTTCTCCCAGATTTGGAGGGGCTTGTCCGCCATCACCCTTCCCCTTTCCCGGCCGCCGCCTTGCGCGCGGTGATGCCAAGTGCATCCTCGAGCGGGTTGGTGCCCTGGTCGAAATCCAGCGGCTCGGTAATGCCGAACCGGTTCTTCGCCACGCTCGCCGCGGTCGCATACGCCACCAGTTCGCGGCTGCCGTCGCTGATCACCTTCTTGCGCTGGTCCTCGTCGCCGCGCAGCACCGACGTCAGCCGCACGAAACCCACCAAGTCCACGTCGTCGACGTAGTAGGGCAGCGACTTGGGCATCAGGCGCAGGCTGTGGCGCGTATAGTCGTCCATGTCGGGCGGCCGCATGGTTTCGATGTCCGCGTGCGCGATGAACACGACGGCCATGCCTTTCACCTCGTTCAAGCGCCCCGCCAGCTTGCGGACGCGGCTGTGCATGGCCGCCACAGCGGCCGGGCCGTTGCCATAGCCGCCAAGCGCCTGGTTGATGCCCTTGGCGCGCTGGTCCTTGGCGAGAATTTCGCGGATGAAGACTTCCTCGAGCTTCGACACGCTGTCGATCACCAGCGTGCTGTATTCGTGGTCTTCGGTGCCCAGTGCCATCATCTGTTCGAACAGGTTTTCGCTGTCCTTCACAGGCGGGAAAGCGTCAGGCCGCTTGTCCTTGGGGATTGCCTGCAGGCCGTCTTCTGCGCGTATAAAGATCGGCGCGGGGAAGGTGGCTGCAAGGCTGGTCTTGCCGGTGCCGGCATCGCCGCAGATCGTAAGGATCGGCGCGCGGTCGGCGGGTTTCGAGATTGTTTCGAGGATGCTCATGCTTTTTCTCCCCAAAGGATTTGGGCCATGCGCCCCTGCGCTGTGATGCGGCGGGCGCTTACTGCGCGCCAGCCCTTTGTCGGGTGCAGAACTGCATAGCCGCCGTCAGGCAGGTCGACGTGCGGTCGCGTGCTGGGTTCATAGTCGGGAAGCGCGCGCACAGCGCGGCGCTGCAAATTCCGTGGGTAGCTGCTCATGCTTTCTCTCCTTTCAGCCATGCCAGAATATCCGCCGCCAGCGACACGTCGCCATCGGCAAGCGCAACCGCATCGCGGCGCATTTCGTATTCGGTGGGGAGGGATTGAACTGCGGGGGCGGTGTCGGGGTCGGTCTTGGTGGTGCGGTTACGGATGCGGACATCACCCACGCCAAACGTCGGCTCGCCTTCCGCGTTAAAATAAAGGGCACCGCCTACATACTGTTCCAGGCAATAATCCCCTTCGTCATCCGGCTGGGCTTCCTTCGGATCCAACTTCACCGCTTCAACCCGCCCGCTGGGGTGGTAGGCTTCCAGCGGCATGGTCCAATCAATTTCGTCTTCCATATCTACCTCATTGGGCTTGTGCTGGCCGCGACAGCTTCTCAACAGCGGCGAGATAGGGACTAGACGGGTGCAGAAAAGATTGCAATAGGGAATTTGCAATTATTTATCGCAACGAAAGGAAAGACCGATGCCCGAACTCGAATGGCTCAAGAAGGAATTGAGCAAGCGGCATATCCCTGATGTCTGCCGCGCGACGCAGCTAAGCGACCCGACCGTGCGCGCCATCGCCAACGGCACCAATGACAATCCGCGCCTGAAAACCATTCAGGCAATCGCGGATTACCTCGTGTCGACGGGGGCGTGATCATGACCGATTGGCAGAAAGGCGATCTGGCGCTGTGTGTGCGGCATGTTGCGCCTATTAAAGTTGGTCAGATACACACTGTTGTATTCGTAGCGCCAGACAGAAACACCGGGATTATTGCTCTAGCATTCGAGGGCGTAGAGCCCGCTAATCCCGAGGCAGATTGCTTCCTCAGTAATCGCTTCCGCAAAATAACTCCCCCCAGGCCCACCGCAGACGACCGCGAAGTCATCGACATCATGAAGGGCAGGAAGGTGCCGGCATGACCCACGACACCGAAGCCATTCGGGCAGCAAACCCCATCAAGACCATCGTCGAGCAGGCGATCGACCTGCAGCGCGCGGGCAAGGAATGGAAAGCCTGCTGCCCTTTTCATTCGGAAAAGACGCCATCCTTCTACGTCATCCCCGACAAGGACATCGCGCATTGCTTCGGCTGCGATTGGTCCGGCGACGTCATCAAGTTCGTGATGGATTACAAGTCCGTTTCATTCCTCGATGCCCTTTCCATGCTGGGCGGCGAGGAACACGCAATCGTCGATCAGTCCCCCGAATCGAAAGCCGAACGCGAACGGCAGGCCCGGGAGCGCGATGAGCGAGAGCGCGCAGAACGCCAGGCAGCCACCGAAAAGGCCATCCACCGCTGGGAACAAGCGGAGCCCGCGGACCCGCACCACCCCTATCTGACGCGCAAGGGTGTCGAGCCGCACACCATCCGGCAGACAAGCGCCGGGGACCTTATTTTGCCGGTCTATGGGCCCGATGGCGAAATCCAGTCGGTGCAGACCATCACCGATCGCGGCGACAAGCGGTTCCAGTTCCAGGCGCCTATCTCCGGCGGCCGCATGATGATCGGCATCAACATGGGCCGGGCAATCCTGTGTGAAGGCTTCGCCACCGGCGCCAGCATCTACGAGGCCATCCCCGATCAGGTTGTCGTCGCCTATAACTGCGGCAACATGGAAAAGCTGGCGCGCGAATATGCCGAGGAAGGCCGCGCCTTCATTCTGGCGGCCGACAACAACGAACAGGCGGCCACAAAAATGGTCAAGCTGGGCGCGGATCTCGGCGTGCCTGTGGTTATCCCGCCGGAAGTCGATATGGGCGAAGGCGAGGTTGGCAGCGACTTCAACGACATGGCGCAGGTGCTGGGCATCGATGCGGTGGCGCGGCTATTCCGCGATACGCTGAAAGCCTATTCCGAAGAACGCGCCATTCGCGAAAAGCCGATTACTGAAGACGCGGGCCCGGTGGACCTGTGGGCGCAGCCGCTCGCGCCGGAGCTCCCCCGGGGCCTGCTTCCCAGCCTTATCGAGCGTTTCGCCTTCGCCAGCGCCGAACAGATCGGCGCGGATCCGGCCGGCCTGGCCATGTCGGCGCTTGCTGGCTGCGCGTCGGTCATTAGCGACCGAATCAAGCTGAAGCCGAAGCGCAATGAGCAATGGACTGAAAGCGCGCGCATCTGGGTCATGCTGATCGGGCCGCCATCAGCGCGCAAGACGCCGGCCATGAGCCGCGCCACCTCGCGCATCAAGAAGCTGGACACCGAAATGCTAGCGGAAGGCAATCGCAAGCTGTCCGATTGGCAGGAAATGGGCGGCAGCAAGAGCGAGCATCCCAAGCCCCCGCAGCCGCGCCTGCGCATCGGGGACAGCACCACCGAATCGGCGCAGGAGGTCTGCAAGGAAAGCCCAAACGGCGTGCTTCTGCTGCAGGATGAGCTTTCCGGCCTGTTCGGGCGTATCGACAAATATGGCGGCAAGGGCGGCAGCGCCGATCGGTCGTTCTGGCTCGAGGCGTATGGCGGCGGGCAATATGCGGTCAACCGCATCGGCCGCGGCGCGTTCATCATCGACAATCTGTCGATTTCGATCCTGGGCGGCATCCAGCCGGAAAAGATCAAGAGCGTGATCAACGGCGCCGATGACGATGGCATGATCCAGCGTTTTATCCCCGTGGTTCTGCGCCCTGCAGAGCGTGACCGGGATGTCGAAGCGCCTGCGGTCGCCAATGAATTCGGGGATCTGCTCGAGCGCCTGCACGGCATGGTGCCGCCGTCCAATTTCTTTGGCGACAAGCCGCTGGTCTTTTCCGAAGAGGCGATGGCGATCCGCGAAGAACTGGCCGATGAACACTTCGATTTCGTGCGCATCATGGAAGGCGTGAACACGAAATTCAGCGCGCACGTCGGCAAGTACGACGGCCTGTTCCCGCGGCTGTGCGTCATCTGGCACTGTGTCGAGAACTCGGGTTCCGGCGACCTGCCGGACGAAATCAGCGGCAACACAGCGCGCCGGGTGGCCACCTTCCTGCGCGAATTCGTGATGCAGCACGCGCATGTCTTTTACGGCAGCATGGGCAACGTCGATGATCATGATGAGGTAGTGAAGGTGGTTGGCGGGTGGATCCTGTCGCATGGCGTGGAGCGCTTCACGGTGCGCGATCTGACCCGCAATGTGCGCGCTTTCAAGAACGCCGACGACCATACGCAAGAGCGCGCGGTGCACATCCTGGAAAGCTTTGGCTGGGCCGAACCGGACCCGAAAAAGCAGGTCCACAAGGCTTGGGAAGTGCCCGCCGAGGTGCATCAAAAGTACATCGAAAAGGCCGCTTCGGAACGCCAGCGGAGGGCCGAAGTCAGAATGCTTATTCAGGAAAGGGCGGCGGAAGGTGAACGGAATTGAGATGGTGCGTCGCGTTTGTCGACGTTTTTGCGTCGCGTTTGTCGACGGTAAAAAAGGGTGTTTTGGGGCTGATTTGGCAAAAAACGTCGACATTCGTCGATTGCCCGGGAAGGAATAAAAAACTCTCTTTTTTTTATATTCTGCACATACGGGGATACGGCACCCCTACTAAATCGTCGTTTGTCGACGGTTTTAGGTTTTGAAAGGAAACGGAATGGCAAAGGACTTCACGATCTCACCGGCAATGGAGCGGCGCTTGCGGGACCGTTATTTTAGGCACCGGGATCTCGGGCTCGGGCATGACAGCGCGATCGCCAGGGCGGCCAGCGACACGGGTGGGTATATCCATCGATTGCAGGCCGGGCGCTATCGGCAGCACAATGCCCACGCGGTCGAACAGGCTGTGGTTCTGGAAAGGATCGCCGCAGCCATGCGCGCCGAATTCGATTGCTTCGAAGAGCAGCGGCCGGACATCGCCAGCGCCATTCCACTTTCCCCCTTCCCTTCCTCGCCGGAATAGCATAGATGGGGACTATGGCGAACATGGGCAGACCCACCATTTACGAACCGTCGATTGGCGAGCAGATCATCGACCTGATGGCCGCCGGCCTTTCGCTCACTGCAGCCGCAGCTGAATGCGACGTGGGTCGATCGACTGTCTATCGTTGGAAAGCCGAGAACGATGACTTTCGGGACACTATAAACCTCGCCATGGCAAAACGGCAGGCTTTCCTCGAGCGGCGGCTGCTGTCCGCAGAGCAAGGGCCCGTCGTCACGTCGACGATCTTTGCGCTGAAGAATGCTGGCCCCGAAGACTGGCGCGACAAGCGCGAGGTGGAGCATTCCGGCGAAATGAACGTCCGCAAGCTCGACCAGCTGAGCGACGATGAATTGTCGCAGGTGGCGGCCGGGGGATGAATGCCCCTGCGGTGATTACCCGCCAGCAGGCTGCAGGCGAACTCCTGCGCAGGCGTAAGGCGCGCGCCAACCTCGTCGATTATGCCCGCTACATCGAAGTGCCGGGCGCACCGCTGACCGAAGAAGATCCCGACTGCGAGGCGTTCCAGCCGGTCGAAACCGTCTTGGCCGCGCATCACGAAATCATCTGCGATGCTACGCAGCGGTGCATCGAACGCCACCGCGGGCGCACCATGTTGTTCCTGCCGCCTGGCAGCGCGAAGTCGACCTACGCCACCGTTGTGGCGCCGACGTGGGCAATGGGCAAAATACCGGGCTTCAAGGTCATCGCTGCAAGCTATGGCAGCGACCTCGCCAAGAAATTCGGGCGCCGGATGCGCTCGATCGTCAAGCAGCGCAAATTCGAATTGCTGTTCGATACCGCGCTTTCGCCTGAAAGCAGCGCCGCGGATGAATGGGCGCTGCTCAATGCAAGCGAGCTCATGGCTGGCGGTATCCTGTCCGGCATTACCGGCAATCGCGCCGATTTCATCCCGATCGACGATCCCATCAAGGGCCGGCAGGAGGCGGATTCGGAAATCACCCGAAGGCGCACGATGGAGGCGTATCAGGATGACATCCTGACGCGCCTGAAGCCGGGCGGCAGCGTGATGATTACGCAGACCCGCTGGCACGAAGACGATCTTGCCGGGGCCATACTGCCTGAAGGGTGGAATGGCGAAAGCGGGATGATCGAGTGCCGTGACGGCGAAACGTGGGAGGTTATCTGCATCCCCGCTCAAGCTGAGCGCGATGACGATTATCTCGGCCGTGCGCCTGGGGAGTACATCTGGACCGAATGGTTTGACGAGGACCACTGGGCGCCGTTCAAGCGCATTCCCCGCACATGGTCCGCGCTATACCAGCAGCGGCCCGCACCCGACACGGGCGATTATTTCAAGCGCGAATGGATCCACGAGGTGGAACCCGACACCATGCCGGCGCGCGAGGCGATGCAGATTTTCGGCGCGTCCGATTATGCCGTCACCGCCAACGGGGGCGATTACACCGTGCACGTCGTGCTCGGCATCGATTACACCGGGCGGCTGTGGCTGCTCGACCTGTGGCGTGCGCAGGCGTCATCCGACGTGTGGGTCGATGAGCTCTGCTCGCTGGTGCGCAAGTGGAAGCCGATCGGCTGGGCCGAAGAGACGGGCCAGATCAAGTCCGGTGTGGGCCCGTTCCTTGTCAAGCGCATGATCGAGACACAATCCTACACCACCCGCGAACAGTTCCCGACGCGCGGCGACAAGGCGGTGCGGGCGCAGTCGATCCGCGGCCGCATGGCTATGCAGGGGCTGTACGTGCCGCGCGGTGCGCCGTGGCTGGCCGATTTGATTAGCGAAATGTTGTCTTTTCCTGTAGGTTCGCACGACGACCAGGTTGACGCATTGGGATTGGCAGGGCAATTAATGGACCGCATGGGCACAGGACGCATCCCCGACGACAAGAAACCGCAGCCCGGCGCCCCGCCGATTGCGACGGCTGACGGCGTGATCGCGCCGCCGCTGCGGATGGGGAGGCGGTGACGTGACCCCCGAAACCGAATTCGCCGGTACGCCGCAGCAGCAGGAAGCGCGGTCCTCGTCCGCCATCCTTGGGCAGCTGCAGAAGTCCAAGGACGAATTCCGCGATTGGGACGACAACTGCCACCTGATCGATGAGGTCTATTCCCGCGCTGGCGGCGAATACGACGCGCTGGTCACCATGTACGGCGGCAACGCCGAATGGTCGGACGCAGACCTCGACCTGTTCTGGGCGTCGTTCGAAATTCTCAAGCCTGCCGTCTATGCGCGCGCGCCGATCCCCGCGGTTAAGCCGCTGTTCTCCGATAACGATCTGGTGAAGAACACCACGGCCGAAGTGCTCGAGCGCGCTTCGGTGTCGGCGTTCGCTCTGACCGACATCAACGATGTCATGTATCACGTCCGCGACGACCTGCTGTTCGCTGGTCGCGGCGTGATCTGGATGCGCTACGAAACTGACGACGGCGAACGCGTGTCGATTGAGCATCTCGATCGCAAGGATTTCCGGCATGAACCGGCACGCAAGTGGTCCGAGGTGGGATGGGTCGCCGGTGGGTTCTGGCTGACGCGCGACGACATCAAGAAACGCTTCGGCCGCGGGTCGGGCGTCAAGAACCCGCTGACCGATGCAGAGATCGACCGGCTCAATTACACGCTGAAGCGCGACGAACAGCACGCCAGCCACACCGGGTCGGATTCGCTGACGCAAAAGGTGCAGGTCTGGGAAGTGTGGCACCGCGCCGACAACCAGGTGTACTGGGTCACCGAGGGTTTCGATCGCGTCCTCGATCAGCGCGAACCGATGTGCAAGCTGTCGGGCTTCTTCCCCTGCCCCAAGCCTGCCTATGCCACGCTGCAGCGCCGCTCGCTGATCCCGGTGCCCGACTGGGACCGGTACGCGGTGCATTTCCGCAAAATCAGCGACCTGACCGCGCGCATCTACCTGCTGCTGACGCAGGTCAAGATGATGGGCCTGGTCGGCGGCGGCGGCGAAATCGAAGACGCCGTGCAGGAAATGATGCGGTCGAACGACGATCAGATACTGATCAAGGTGAACTCGCTCGACGTGGCCAACGCCGTGTCGTGGTTGCCGCTGGCCGAAGTGGCGCAGGCTATCACCGGGCTGATCGAGGCGCGACGCGTCCTGATCGACGATTTCTACCAGCTGTCGGGCATTTCCGACATCATGCGCGGCGCCACCGAGGCTGAAGAAACGCTGGGCGCGCAGCGCATGAAGTCGCAGTATGGCTCGGTGCGGGTGCGGTGCAAAATCGACGAACTGCAGCGCATCGCCGCGGACGCGGTGAAAATTGCGGCCGAAATCATTGCCGAGAAATTCAGCGAAAAGACCATCTTCGAACTGTCGCAGATCACGTTGCCGAAGCGTTCCGAAGTCGAAAAGCGCATCAAGGACATCGAGGCCGAAGCCAAGCGCGAACTCGAGGGACTGGCTGATCAGGCCGAACAGATGGCGCAGGAAGCGCGGATGCAAGCCGAAGCCGCCATGGCGCAGGGCGAGCAGGTGGATCCGCAGGAAGTGCAGGCGCAACTGCAGCAGGCGCAGATGCAATTCCAGCAGCAGCAGCAGGAAGTCATCCAGAGGTATGCCGACATGCTGCAGGCCGAAGAACAAAAGGTCTCCAGCGATGCGGTGATGGAACTGCTGCGCGATGACCGCGTGCGCTCGTTCACCTTCGACATCGAATCCGACAGCACGATCATGACCGACGAGGCGGCTGAAAAGCAGTCGCGCGTCGAATTCATGGGCGCGTTCACGCAGGCCAGCCAGGCGCTGATGGGGCTGGCCACGCAGGGCGAGCAAGGCGCGAAGCTGGCCGGCGAAATGCTGAAATTCGTGTTGGCGCCGTATCGTGCCGGCCGCCAGCTGGACACGGCAATCGACGATTTCGTCGACGCTGCGCAGATGATGGCGGGCCAGCAGGACGAAGAAGGCGACGCGGAAGGCGTGGCTGCGCTGGCTGAAGCTGAGCGCATGAAGGCGGAAGCTGCGATGGCCAAGGTGACGGCCGATAGCGCCGCCAAGCAGGCCGAAAACGAGCGCAAGCTGATGGAAATGCAGCAGAAGGCTGGGCAGCAGGAACGCGAATTCGAAGCGCAGATCGCCAAGCTGCAGCAGGATGGGCAGGCGCTGACGATCAAGGCCGAAGAGGCGCTGGCCAAGGTGGACAACCTGCGCGCCGACACGATGAAAAAGCTGGCGGAAGCCGGCGTTGTGCCGAACGAAGCCGCGCTGAACGAATTCAAGTCGCTCGAGGAAATCGACATCAAGCGCAGCCAAGAACAGCGCGCTGCGGTGAAGGATATGCGCGAGGCCGCCCGGGCCGATCGCAACGAAGTGCGCGAGGCTACGGCGCCCGCCGAAGAGGGGGGGCCGTCGCAATGACAGGATTCCCCGTAGTGGTTGTCGAAAGCGGTGGCGCGCCGGTCGTGTCCGTGACTGACAGTGCGCCTGAAGCGCAGGTTGTTGAAAGTGGTGGTTTTCCTGTAACGGTGGTGGATAGCGGCGCCCCGCCGATGATTTTAACCGGCTATACGCCGCCCGAAGAATAGGAAGGCATGAAATGGCAGATGCAAGACGACTGATGGAACTGGGCCTGCCGGGCCCGACGGCTGAAGAGGTGGCAACGCAGATTGCCGCGCAGACCGGCGATGCCGATCGGCTGATCGGTGCGGCTATCGTGCCTCCGCTGGCGCGTGAACTGGCCGCGCAGATCGACGCCGCGGGCACTATCAGCGCGCCGCGCCTGGCGGCTGAAAGCATGGCCACCGAACTGGCCCGGGAAGTGGCGGTGCAGATCGCCGCGGATAGGGCTTAATCATGACCACCGAAGAAATCGCCAAGGGCACGGTTGCTGAAATCAGCGAACGCCTGCCGATCCTCGCCGGCTGGGAACTGGCCGAATTGCATGATCTGGAGGAAGCCAAGGACAATCCCCGGGTAACGCTGCTCGATGCCATCCACCGCGAACAGGACGCGCGCAAGGAAGCTGCGGGCGGTGTGCCGCTCGACGCTGCCATGAAGGCCGAATATGACCGCGGCCGCATGGCATACCGGCGCGGCATCGCTGAGGACCAGTGCCCCCACGGCGCCGGGCCGCGGCGTGATGCGTGGGCCGAAGGTTGGCGTTTCCAGGCGGGGTCGTGAATGCCCCTCTACGATTTCCGCTGCGATAACGAGCACCGCTTCGAACGGTTCGTGTCGCTGTCGAATTATGGCAACCCGCAATCCTGCGAATGCGGGGCACCCGCGTCCCGTGTCCCCTGCGCGCCGACGGTTATTTCGGACGCCATCCCGCCCACCCGCGGCGCCGATGGCAAAATTCACGAAAGCCGCGCATCCCTGAACTTTTCGCTGACGCCGGAAGGCAATCCCAAGGGCGAACGGTATCACCAGCTGGGCAGCGACGAACAGCTGCCTGCTTTCAAGGCTCCCGAATTCGATGAAGGCAAGCGGCGCGATGATATTCGCAAGTCGCTGGCCGACATCAAGGCAGGGCGCACCCCTCCAGCACCCGTGACAGGAATTCCAGCATGAACGACATTGCGCAAACCATCGAATCCAACTCGACCGTTCTCGAGCCCGTGGAAGCGCCCGCTGCAAGCGGTGGCGGCACGCCGGATATTCCTGCCGATGACGCGGGAAAGCCCGACAAGCCCGAAGACGTGCGCGATTCGATCGCCAAGGCGTTGAAGGCATCGGATGCCAAGACTGCCGAAGCCAAGGCCAAGGAAGCCGGGGAGGATCCGAAAGACGCCAAGGAAGGAAAGCCCGCCGATGACGCCGACGCCGCCGAAAAGCCCGATGGGGATAAAGATGGCAAGGCCGAAGGAAAGGCGGGCAAAGCCGCTGAAGACGGCGCCGAATCCGCGAAAGCGGGCAAGGCCGACGACGGCAAGCCTGTAGAGGGCAAGGGCGAAGCGGCTAAGGCTGAAGCGGAAGGTGACGACGGCAAGGAAAACGGCAAGGGCAAACCTGCGCATTACCAGCCGCCGAAGAACCTCCTTCCTGATGCACGCGAAAAGTGGACGAACGTGCCGCGGGCGGTGCAGCGCGACATCGAAAACATGACGCGCGAGCACGACGCCAAGGTGCAGGAACTGACCAAGGCGACCGAACGCTATGAAGCGGTGCGCGAATTCGATGAGCTGGCGCAGTCGAACGGCCGGGAACTGCGCGAAAGCCTGGGACGGATGCACGAAATCGAAAATCTGATACAGGAAAACCCCTATGCCGGGCTGAATGCCATCCTGCAGGAAATCGGGCCGCGCAAACCGGACGGCTCGCCGGTGTCGCTGCTCGAGGTGTCGAAATTCATCGCGCAGCAGGGCGACGACGGCTGGCAGCAGCTGGTGGCTGCGCGTCCTCAGCAGCAGCAACAGCAGCAGCAGCCGGATCCCCAGGTGGCGCATCTGCAGCAGCAGATCGCGAAGATGCAGGTCGACCATACGGCGGCATCGGTGATCGAACCTTTCAAGGCGGGGCATCCCCGCTATGACGAATTGAAAGGGGATATTGCAATGTTCCTGAAATCCGGTAGGATACCAGCCAGCTTGAGCGCGCAAGACCGGCTCGAAGCGGCGTATGACATGGCTGAGCGGCTGAACCCGCCTTCGAATGGCAACGCTGCATCGCCCGATGCGAGCCTTGAACCTGACCGTCGCGTTGACCCTGCCAAGGGCTCCAGTGGCTCACTCTCCATCAAGTCAGCGCCGGGTTCGGTTACCGAAAACAAAGAACCTGATCGCGGTGGCGACATTCGCGACATGCTCGCCCGCAATATGCGAAAGGCTGGCAGGTCCTAACCGAAAGGGTTTGAACAATGCCGATCAACACAGATCGCAATTATGGTCAGGCTTTGACCATGAGTGTCGCGCAGCGGTCCTCGACCGTCCGTGACATCATTTACGACTCGACCCCGCTTACCCGCATCCTGAAGGATGAAGGGCGCATTCAGACGAAGCGCGCGGGCGGACCGGAACTTCGCATTCCGGTCGAATACGACAAGCTGTCGGCCCAGTGGTTCACTGGGTACGACAAGATTGCCATCACGCCGAAGGAGCTGGTCAACAGCGCGGTCTTCAACTGGTCGCGCGTCGTTGCCCCGTTCTCGCTGAACGGCACCGAAATGCTGTTCAATTCGAACGAAGAAGAAATCATCGACCTGATGAGCTTCTACATCTCCGCGGCCGAACGCTCGGCCAAGGAAGAGTTCGAATCGAGCATGGTGGGCGATGGCACTGCCGACGGCGGGCGCCAGATGATCGGTTTCGGCGGGTCCATCCCGACCACGCCGAACACGGGCACCTATGGCGGCATCAACCGTGCCGACGTGGCCGAATGGCGCACCTCGTTCTTCGACGTGTCGGACGGTGACGTTACCGGCTACACGACCTGGGACAGCACCACGGCGCGCGGGATCATTTCGAAGATCACGCTCGACCGTTCGCGCGGTTCGCAGCGTCCCGACCTGTGGATCTTCGATTCCAACATGTGGGAATCGGTCGAAGCCTCGTTCGTGGCGCACCAGCGTTTCACCAGCGATCGCATGACCCGGCTGGGCCTTTCGGGCCTGTCCTACATGACGGGCGCAGGCGCGGTCGACCTGGTCGCTGCTGGCGGCATCGGCAACGTCATGCCGGCGAACACTGCGTTCGGCATCGACACCTCGTCGTTCTCGATCTACGAATTCCCCGGCCAGTCGTTCGTGCCGTTCCATCCCGGCGACGGGATGCGTCCGGTCAACCAGGACGCGATGGCGCAGGGCATCGTGTGGACCGGTCAGCCGGTCGTCGAGAACCCGCTTTCCATGGTCCGGTTGCAGGTATAACCGGGGCTGATACAGGAGAAATGAAATGGCTGTAGCACAACCTTTCCGCACCACGGCCGCTCTTGGCCCCGATCTGACGCAGGTCGTCAAGGCCGGTTCGTGGTATGACAACGGCATTCAGTCGCCCCAGCTGGGCGTCACCGAGCTTTCGAGCGACGGGCGCAAGGCAGTATGGGTCGAAGCTTCGGCAACCATTACGGTTGCTGCGGCGCCGGGCACGCAGGTTACCCTGACCGTCAACGGTGATGGGGACATCACTGCGGCGGCCGGCGCTGGCGGCTTTTATGCCCCGAACAGCGGCGATTACGATGGCACCATTGTCAGCGGCGATCGTTTCTGGGCCCTCGAAGGCACCGCCCCCTAAGGGTCGCACACTGAGGGCGGGGCTTCGGCCCCGCCTTTTCCCCTTTCAACACCGGAGCAAACCCCATGCATATCGCTGAAATCGACACGCGCGAGCTTTCCGTCACCCCGTTCTTCAAGATGGTGTCGGTCGAAAACGTCCCCCAGTCCAAGGCGAAAGGGTATCCGGTTCGCGTCGAACGCGAAATGGTCGAAGTCCGCGTGGCGGGCAACAAGCATTATTCCCCGCTGTTCCGCGCCGATGATTTCTGGAAGCGCGACGGCGATCGCGTCATCACCTATGCCGAACGCTGGCCCGAACAGTACCGCGCCTTCAAGGAAGGCGTTGGCCAGGAAGCTGACGGTACCCCGCTCGAGCTCCTGACGCCGCACGGCATCACCGCGCAGCAGATTTCGCTGTGCCGCGCGCTCAAGATCTACAGCATCGAATCGCTGCACGCGCTCGAAGGCCAGCAGGTCAAGACGCTGGGCATGAACGGCAACAAGCTCAAGGAAGCGGCCGGCGCGTTCATGGCAACCCGCAACAACGGCATCGACGCGGCCAAGGAACTGGCCGATCTGCGCGCACGTATTGCTGAGCTCGAAGGCACTTCCACCAGCGTGCCCACGCAGGAAGCCTCACCCGAAGAAATCGACGCCGAAATCGAAGCGGCTGACGCTGAATTCGCCGGCATGACCGATGCGGATCTGAAGGACGAAATCGGGAAGCTGGCCGGAAGCAAGCCGCGGGGCACCCCGTCGCGCGACACGCTCGAGAACAGCTTGCGCGAATTGCGCCATGTGGCGGCGGAAGCGAACAGCGAAGCCGAGGCCGCATAATGGCCATTCTTTCGGCCATGCAGTCGGCGGCCTTGCGGCTGGTCGGCAAGCGGCCGGAAGTGTTCTTTGGCGCCTCCGGTCAGTTCGAGCAGGAAATCACCGATCTGGCCAATGAGGTGGCGCAGGACGTTGCACAGTACCGTGATTGGCAGGCGCTTGTGAAAGTGGCCACCATCACGGGCGACGGCACCACGACCGAATACAACCTGCCGGACGATTATGGCCGCATGACGCAGGCGTCGACCATCCAGGACCTGTCCAGCTGGTTCTGGGGGTATGAGCATGTGCAGGACATCAACTCGTTTCTGTATCTGCAGGAAACCGGCTTCACGGCAACGCCCGGTTCATGGATCATATACGGGGACAGGCTGCGCTTTGCCCCGGCGCCCGATTCAGCGCAGAATGCGTCCTATCCCTACATCACCAAGAATTACGCGGTCGATTTCAGCACCGCGCCGAAGTCCGCGTTCACGCAGGACAATGACACCTTCCTGCTCCCCGAACGGCTGCTGACTCTGGGGCTGGTGTGGCGCTGGCGCGAGAACAAGAAGCTCGACGCCACCGGCGATCAGGAAGCTTTCATCAAGGCGCTCGACGAATACGGCTCGAAGGATGGCGGTAGCAGCGTATTGCGCTGGCGCTCGCGGCGCGCATTTCCCGGCACGCGGGTGGCGTGGCCGTGGACGCTAGGCTAGGCTGCGCCCATGGCCTACGCACGACGCCCGACCCGCCCCAAGCCCCGTAACGCACAGACCCGCAAATGGCCTGCGCCGGTTGCCGGCTGGGTATCCAATCGAATGCTGTCCGATCCCAAGTCGATTGAGGGCCCGGGAGCTGCGGTGCTCGACAATTTCTTTCCGCGCGCGACCGGGGTCGCACTGCGACGCGGCAAAGCGCGGTATGCCACGCTGGTGGACAAGGAACTCGATGTCGAATCCCTGTTCACCTATCACAATGGCACTGTCGAACGCATGTTCGCGGCCAACGCGACGACGATCTATGACGTGTCCAGCGTCGTGTTTCCCGAACCGCTCGACCTGGCAACTGAAACCAGCCCGACCGATGACGTCGACACGCTGGGCGATGGTACTGGCGATGTTTTCGGCTGGGATAGCACCGCGGGGCTCGAGGTTTCGGAAGGGTACACCTCCGGCCAGTGGTCAGTCATCCAATTCGCCACGACGGGAGGGATTTTCCTGATCGGCGTGAACGGCGAAGACACCGGCTTTATCTATGACGGGACGCGCTTCTATCCGAACATTGCGGGCGGCCTGTGGTGGCTGGCATTCGACACGGAAAGCGGCGCGTTCACCGTGGGCGAAACCGTCACCGGTGGGACGTCCGGCGCGACTGGCGTTATCGTGGAGGTGGACAGCGACGGCTCGGCCGGTACGCTGCTACTGCGCGACGTTACCGGAACCTTCGAAGACGATGAAGCATTGACCGACGGCGCGACCGGCGCGGCCACGGCCGACGGCACGCAAACCAGCGCGGTGCCTGGCATGGATTTCGGGGACCTAACCAGCGCCGATATGTCGTTCGTTTGGGCCTACAAGAACCGGCTGTATTTTACCGAAAAGGAAAGCCTGTCCGCGTGGTATCTGCCTGTCGACAGCATCGGCGGCACGGCCACCGAATTCCCGATGGGCGGTGTTTTTTCCAACGGCGGCGCACTGATGTTCGGGCAGCGGTGGTCGCTTGAGGCGGGCGGTTCCGGCGGCTTGTCCGAACAGAACATTTTCGTCACGACCGAAGGCGAGGTCGCCATTTATCAAGGGTCGTTCCCGGGCGATGCGTCGACTTGGGGGCTGGTCGGCGTGTACCGCATCGGATCCCCGCTGGGCCGGCGCGCATACCTACGCGGGGGCGGTGACTTGGCGATCGCCACGACCGTGGGGCTGGTGCCGCTGTCGAAAGCCATTTCGCTTGATGTGACCGCGCTCAACGTCGCCACGATCAGCTACAAGATTGCCGACGCCTGGACCGATGCGGTGCGGCTGCGGGGCGAGCAAAACTGGCAGTGCATGATCTGGCCGGAAAAGAAGATGGCGCTGATCGCGCTGCCCGACATGATTGGCTCGAGCGATCCGGTGATGTTTGTCAGCAACACCGAGACGGGCGCATGGGGCCGCTATACCAACTGGCAGGGCCTGTGCATGACCGTGTTCGGCGGCCAGCTTTATTTCGGTTCCCCGAACGGCGAAATCTACCAGGCGGAAGTCGGCGGGCTGGATGACGGCGAAACCTATTCCGGCGCGGTCGTCCCGCTGTTCGACGACATGGAATTTTCCGCAGGCGCCAAGGTCGGCAAAATGGCCCGCGCCCGCGTGCGCGCCTCTACCGAGATTGTGGACAGCGTATCGCTGCTGGCGGATTTCGATATTTCTTTGCCCCCCGCACCGGATGCCACGCCGGTTTTTGCTTCGAACCAATGGGGCACCGGTGTGTGGGGGCAATCCGTCTGGGGCTCGGCTGTGCCGAACGTCCTTAACCAACCGTGGCGCTCCGCGGGGACGATCGGCTATTCGATCGCGCCTTGCTATCAGGTGACAAGCGGGGCGCCCGCGCCGCTTGATGTCGAGTTGATCGACTTCGAAACGCTCTACAACATTGCCGAGGCGGTTACTTAGGGGTAGCCTGCCTCGCATGGCAATCACCTTGGCAAGCGGCGATCGCGTCGCGCAATTCGTTTCCGATCGGCTGGGTATGGCCCTATGCCCGCCCTTTACGGCGTTGGGGCTCGAGCGCGATGGCGTACTCATTGGCGGCGCGCTGTTCAATTCCTTCGAAGGCGCTGACGTCCATGTCACGGTTGCCGGGCGTGGGTGGACGCGCGGCTTTCTGCGCGCGGTGGGGCATTACGTCTTCGAACAGATCGGCTGTTGCCGGATGACGTTCACCAGCGAGCACCGGCCCGTGATCAAGTATGCCTGCCGCCTTGGCGGGCAAATCGAAGGCGCGCTGCGCGATCATTACGGCCCCGGGCGCGACGGTGTGATAGTGGGGGTCTTGCGGCGGGAGTGGAAGTTCGGTAAGGATGGTGCGTCCAAGCGCGGTTGAACTCCCTCACGCGCTTTCCGGTAATGGAAAGCGAGAGTATGAAGACCCCCAAGCCGCCCCCCGCTCCCGATCCCGTAAAGACTGCGCAGGCACAGGCCGGGGTCAACCTGTCCACTGCCATGGCGCAGCAGAACATGAACATGATCGGGCAGGTGAACCCGTGGGGCACGGTCAATTATACCCAGAACGGCAACACGCGGTTCCGCGATAGCTTCGGCAACTGGGTTGAAATTCCGCAATATACGCAGACCACGACGTTCACGCCCGAACAGCAGGCGATCTTCGACAAGTCGCAGGGCGCGCAATCGAACCTTGCAGGCATCGCGCAGGACCAGTCCGCGCGCATTGCCGATACGCTTTCGGATCCGTTCGAATTCAATAACCAGGACGCGGCAGACTGGGCCTATGATCTGTCCATGTCGCGCCTGCGTCCTGAAATGGAAAACCGGCAGGAAGCCCTGCGGTCGCAACTGATCAACTCGGGCCTGCGCCCGGGAACCGACGCCTACGGCACCGAAATGAGCCGCATCGGGCAGGTTGACAACGACATGATGAACCAGCTGATGCTGCAGGGACGCGGGCAGGCGTTCTCCGAACAGCTGGCCACGCGCAATCAGCCGCTGAACGAATTGTCGGCGCTGCTGTCCGGTTCGCAGGTATCGAATCCCGCTGGCATGTCTGGCCCCACCCCGCAGACCAGCGTGGGCGGTGTCGATTACAGCGGCATGGTGCAGAACAATTACAACAACCAGATGCAGCAATATAACGCGCAGATGCAGAACCGCGGCGGAATGCTCGGCGGCCTGTTCGGGCTGGCTGGTTCACTGGGCGGCGCTGCCATCCGTGGGGGTTTCTGATGGCTTTGGCGCCCATCCCGGCTGGCGTTGCGCAGGTTGTCGATCCTGTCGCCCAGGCGCTGACGCCCGCCGAGCCCTTCGTGTGGGGGCACGGGGGGCTGAAGATGACGCCGCAGCAAGCGGCAATGATGCGCGAACGCGGCCAACAACGGATGCGCGGCGATTATTCGCCCGTGCAGCATTGGACGCAGGGCCTTGCCCGCGTGGCTGACAACGTGCTGGGCGCACTTGAGGCCAAGAAAGCAGACAAGGCGCTCGAGGAAGGCGCGGCTGCCGATCGCGCGCTAATGGAAGCTATGGTGTCGGGCGGTGTCGATGACAGCATGATCGCCCGCGCGCTGATGGATCCGAACGTGGGCGAAGGCGTGCGCCAGTTTGCGGGCATGGAATACCAGCGGAGGCAGCCGGCCAAGGCGCCCGCGCCCACCGATATTGAAAAGCTGATGATGGCGCGCGGTATCGAGCGCGGTTCCGATGTGTGGAACAAGACGCTTGACGCGGCGATCACTGGCAAAACCGATCCTTTCACCGTGCTGCAGACCGGAACGGGGACGTTCATGGGCCCGCAGTCACTTGTCCAACAGGCTTTGCAGGAAGGAGGTGGTCCTACATCTGGGGCGCCGGCTGGGGGTGAGCCCCCGGCGGTGCTTCCCCCCGATTTCTTCGACGACAACGGGGGAGGTGGTGGCGGCAACGTCACCGATCCCTTTCGCTGATGCCTCGCGGCTCGACGCCATCACCATGCAAGCGGAAAGCGGCGGCCGCCGATATGGCACCGGCGGCGGATTGCTTCGGTCGCCCGTCGGCGCAATGGGTGAAATGCAGGTTATGCCCGCCACCGCACGCGACCCGGGCTTCGGCATCCGCCCGTGGGATGGTTCGTCGCCCGACGACTTGGCGCGCGTTGGCCGGGACTATCGCCGCGCGATGGAACGCCGCTATGATAGCGACCCGGCGAAAATGTGGGCGGCTTACAACGCTGGCCCCGGGCGCGTCGATGATCTGCTCGAGCGGTATGGTAACGACTGGCTCCGCTATGCGCCCGCTGAAACCCGCAATTACGTGACGCGCAATCTCCGCGCATTGAAAGGCAGCTGATGGCTGAAACGAAAGAATACGGCGGCTTCACCTACGTTCGGCAGGCCGATGGTTCGTGGGCGCGCCAGGATCAGCCCCAGGTGTTCTACCAAGATCCGTCGGCGGTGCGCGGTGAACAGCGCGCTGACGAAGATCAGGCGATGGAACGCGAGCGTCTGCGCATGGCGCGGGAAGAGGCTGCGCGCTCTGCGCGAGCGGAAACCCGCACCGAAGCGGAATTCGCGCAAGAACAGGCCGAAGCCGCAGAGTTGCAGAGAACGCAGGCAGCATCGGACCGCAACCGGCTCGCGCAGATTTCCGCGATTCTCGACACGATTGATCGTCTGGAAGCCCAGACCGGTGATGGGAGCGGAATTGGCAGCATTGAGGGTCAAGAAGACTTCCGCACTGGCGATCGTTATATGGGCGCTTCGCAGTTCTTCAATCAGGATGCGAACACCGTGTACGGCCTGCTCGAGCAGGTGCAGGGCGACATGACGCAGCAAGTGCTGGCACAGCTTGTCAAGGACAACGGTGGGACTGGTGCCAGCGGTATGGCCAACACGGCTGCGGAAGCGGCGCGCATGGCTGCGGCCATCGCTCCACTCAACCAGAACATGGATCCTACGCAATTCGCAGCGGGGCTCAAGAAGGCGCGAGAATACTACGAGCGGCTGCAGTCGTCCTTGGCGGGTGAAGACCAAGCACCCAACCTGCCCGAAATGAGCGAAGAATATCAGCGCGAATTGACCGGGAACCCTCCCCCCGCCGATCGCACGCTGGCCGGACAGGGTGCGACCACGACGACCTATGAACTGCCGCAGGAATACCAGGACCGGCACGCGGCCTATCTGCGCCAGAACTGGGGCAACATCACGCCGGACGGCTACGCGCAGTTTCGCGCGGGGCTTGACAATGAGTTTCCGGACGTAGCTTCGCCCGACCTCGAAGCGTACCGCGCGATTGCGCCTGCATTCAATCAGGCGGCGGCGGAAGGGCAGCTTCCCGAAGACATGGGCGCGGTGCCCGGCGCGGAGCGCGAGCTTTCGGGGCTCGAACAGGGCGTCAACAATTTCGTCACGGATCCGCTGGGGACGGGACTCACTTCGGCCATCAACAGCGCGACCTTCGGTGTGCCCGACCGGCTGGCCGGACGCCGCCTTCAGGCCGCTCAGGAATTGAACCCGAAGGCGGCGTTCGCTGGCGATCTTCTGGGCGGTACGGTTGGTTCGAGCCTCGGCATCGCAGGTGCCACGATGGCAGGCGCCGGCCGGTTTGCTCCGCTGGTCGGGGACGCGCTTTATGGCACCACGTTTGGCGCACTGTCGGACGATGACCCGGTGACGGGTGCGCTGATCGGCGGCGCGGGGGCGCTGGTTGGCGATCAGGTCGGGAAATATGGCGGCCGGGCGATTGCTCGGATGCGCTCGCCGGACGATCCACTGTCGGAAGGCGGCCGCGCGATCATGGAAACCGTGGGCGATCAGGACGAAGTGATCGACGCGCTGACCCGCGCGCAAACGCTTGGCGTGCCGATGACGCTGGCCGATGCTTCGCCGGAACTGCAATCGCTGGCGGGCTCGGCTGTGCGCTTCTCGCCCACCACGGCGGGGCAGGCGCGGCAAACCATGGCGATGCGCAACGAGGGGCAGCTTGACCGGCTAGCCGAAGCTGTAGAACGCGACCTCGGGCCGGTGTCGAACATTCCGCAGCGCAGCGCAGACCTTTCCGCGCAGGCCAAGGCGAACGCCGGGCCGCTGTATGATTATGCCTATGACGCGCCCGGCGCGGCCGATGTCGACATCATGGACCTGATGGGCCGGCCGACGTTCAAGGCCGCGATGAAGGAAGCGTATCGCGAAGCGGCTGACGAAGGTGTCGATCCCAGCATTCTCGGTTTCGTCATGGACGAAGCCGGCGAGGTGGGGATTAATCCCGATGCGTTCGGCGGTGTTCGCCGCGCAACGGTGAATGCTGAAAGCAATATCCTGCAGCCGCGCACGATTCGCGCCTATGGCGGCCGCGAAGTGGTCAAGCAAGGTCCTCTAGATCTTGTGGGGTGGCTCCGCACGCAAGGCGGCCTGCGTGATAGCGGCGGCGAGCTCTCGAGCATGGGGCTGACGAATAAGGCGCGCGGCAAAGGCGCTGAATTGGTCGGGCGCGAATCGGAATTCGGGCCGCTGGTCAATCCCGAAGACGGGATGGATTTCGACACGGCCGCGCTTTACGCTTGGGAAGCCGGTTATTTCCCCGAACTGAGCGAACGGCCGGACATCAACACGTTTCTTGACGCCATGCGCGACACCGCGGACGGTGTTTCGCAGCGGTTCAAGGTCGACGATCTGCCCGAAGTCGAAGCATTCCGCGCAGCGCGTGGCAGCAATAACGAAATCCGCAACGCAAACGCCTTGGATGGCGGCATGTGGGAGGATGTTTCGCAGCCGGCAGGGATGCGCGAGGCTGCGCCTGCCGAAGCTTATGGCAGCGAACAGGTCGTGGGGCTCGACTGGCGCGGGCTCGATTATATCAAGCGCGGGCTCGACAATGTGATCGAAAGCAACACGTCGAAAATCGACGGCGCCAATCCCGACGCGCGCCGTGCGGCGATCATGAAAAACACGCTCGTGGGCCGAATGGATGCGATCAATCCTGAATATGCCGCTGCGCGGCAGGCTTATGCCGGCCCGATGCAGGAACGCGCGTTCCTTTCGCGCGGCCAAGACGCCATCACCGCGCGCCCCGATGAACTGTCGGTCGAACTGGCGAACCTGACACCGGAGCAGCGCCAGCAAATGCAGCTGGGTTTCCAGTCGGAAATCATGGGCCGTGCGGGCAACCTGCGGAACAACAGCAACCCGTGGGCGCAGATCAACACGCCGAACGCGGAAGGGCGCATGGGCGCGCTGTATGAAGGCACCGAAGATGCCGACATCGCGCGGCTGCTCGACCAGCGGGACTTGGAATTGCAGCTTGCGGGCAGCGCGAACCGCCTGATTGGCAATAGCGCCACCGCGGAACGCGAGATTGCCGACGAATTTTTCAAGCAGCGCACCGGCATGGGCGCCGATGTTGGCATGGGTATTATCGAAACCGGCGCGCTGGGCGGGCCGTGGATGACTGTCGGCAAGAGCGTAGCTGATCGCGTGTTCAAGGATCGCCGCGAACAGGCCGCTGCTGCAGCCAACCGCGCGCTTGCCGATGATCTGGGCCCGCTGCTGCTATCGGATGGCCCGCAAGGCGGCATCGACGCGCTGAGCGGCATGGCGGCGCAGGACGCCGACTATCAGGCGATCGTGGAGGCTTTGCTGGAAAGCGGGGACCGTTACGGCCGCCAGGCGGGCACCGCGGCAAGCGGCGCACTTGCAAACCGATACGGTTACTAGAAGAACAGCGCCACCAGCAACAGCATGACGGCGAGGGCAGCGATTATCCGCCCCTCGCCGTTGTCTGTGGCGGCGCGGTAACCAGCCATGTAGGCAAGGCGTCTGCGCTCATCGGAATAGCGGTTGACGGCTTCCTTGCGGGCTTTCATCAGGCCGCGGCGGCGCAAGTATTGCTCGCTGTCGCTTTCTTCAAAGCGTGCGCGGGTCAAGTCCCGCTCGATCTGCTCTATGGATGGCTGCGCCATAGGGGTATTGCTAGCACGCGCGGGCCTGTGCTACAAGCGTTTGAACCGCGCGGTTGAACTCCCTCACGCGCTTGGATCTTGATCTAAGCGGAGTTGGCATTTGCCCCGTAATTCATCCGGCGATTATTCCCTGCCAGCAGGTTCGCTCGTTAGCACGGGCGACACGCTGCTGGTGAGCCAGCACAATCCGCCCTTCCAGGACATTGCCAATTCGATTTCGTCGTCGCTCGATCGCGATGGGCGCGGCGGGATGCGCGCAAACCTGACGATGAACGGCAACAAGGTCACGGGCATCGGGGAAGCCACCGACCCATCGGACGCGGTTGCGCTGTCTCAGCTTTCCGCGATCACCGGCGTGCCGATCGGCGCGTGCATCGATTATTTCGGCACTACGCCGCCAAGCGGATACTTGTTCGCTGCAGGGCAGGAAATCTCCCGCGCCACCTACGCTTCGCTGTTCGCAATCATCGGGACGACCTATGGCAGTGGCGACGGATCCACGACGTTCAACCTGCCCGATACGCGCGGCCGGGTTTCCGCTGGGCGCGAAGACATGGCCACGCCGGCTACCACGAGGCTGAATAATTTCTCGAGCTCAACGCTTGGCGCTGGGTTCGGTTCGCAGTCGCACACGCTGACGTCTGCGCAAATGCCGACGCATACACACACCGTCACCGATCCTGGGCACACGCACAGCTATAGCGGGGCGACCGGGGCGGTGGCGGCTGATGGCGTAAATACCGTGGCCCGGGTCGGCGCTGGCCAAACCACCGGCAGCAGCACGACCGGCATCACGATTGGCAACGCGGGCAGCGGGAACGCACACAACAATACCCAGCCGACCCTCATCACGAACAAGATCATCAAGGTAAGCTGATATGGCCACTATTCGCCCTAACGATTTACCCGCGGCTGGCTCGGTCGGCAGCGGCAACGCGATCATCATCGACGACGGCGCGACGGTCGAAAAGGCCACGCCTGCGCAAGTGGTGGACGCGGCCATTCCGCTGGCTTCGCAGGCGGAAGCGGAAGCCGGAACCGACAATACCAAGCGCGTCACGCCGCTGCGGGTGTCGCAGGCGATCGATGCGCTGGGGGTTTCGGCTGCGGCCCTCGCATCCACCGATAGCGACAAGGGGGCGGCCCTGTCGCATATTCAGCGAGACACGGTGGATCGGACTGTCCGCGACTTGCTGCTCGACAATCTGCCCCATGCTTTCGACGCGATCCCGGCGACTGAACATGCGGCCATTCTCGCAGGCACAAGCACCTATGATGCCACGGCTGACTTGCAACGCCTAATCGACAGCGACAACGGCTTCCGCCTGCCGGATGGGGTCATTCGTATAGACGCGACCACGGGTCTTGTGGTTAAGACTGGGACGATCATCATTGGCAACGGGCCGAACCGCTCTTGTCTCTATGCGCTCTCGGGCGGCGCGACGCTTGCCAATCTTGCCGCTTATAACGGTGGGTCGGTGATTCGCCGGGACTTCGATCCAGCAGGTGCGAACATCTATGTGAGCGGTGTGCTGGTAAAGGACTTCGCGGTCGTTCTGAACCACCCCGACGCCAGCGTCACCACAACTGAAATTCAGATCGGCTTTGATTTTCGCAACATTTCCCGTTCAAACATTGAAGGGTGCTGGGTCGGGAACATCGCACCGCCGCAAGGCGTTCTGACAAAGGCTCGGCCTGCCGATACCACATTTGAGATCCAGGGCTACGGGGTGGTCTTCGGCAATGTGAGCGCATCCGATCCGGCCTACGCGGGCGGCGAAGTGAACGTCGTTCAAGGCACCAAAGTCTGGGGCGTTTTTAAGGCAGTCGCCACCGATGATGTTGACCTAAGCCCGTCGAGCGCCTCCTATCAGCCGACAATTCTTGGCAACGATATTCAGTCGTGCCACCATGCGATTGTCCAGTATGGTCAATTCGGTGCGCGAGCCAAGGTATCGGGCAACACGATCCAGAACATCAAGAAGCAAAACGGTAACGTGACGACTTCTTACGTTTACCGCTTCGACGGCTTTGAAAACGTGGTTGACGGCACCGGCTATATGGAATTGGGCACGGCGGGCGATGTTGTCGTGTACTGCGGTTCCTCATCGCGCGGAAACCGCATTAATATCCCCGGTTTCACATCCAAGAATACGTCCGTCACGGTGGTTTCGGACAACGGCACGAACAACTTGATCGAATGGGGTTCCGACGCAGCGTTGGTTTCTGGTGTGGTAGATAGCCGGGGCACGCCGCAAATTTCGTTTAACCGTGTCCTTTCGCCAGGTTCTTTTGCTTCCTATACGATTAGCGCCAATGGCGAGGCGCTACCGTCAAGCTTTGAACACCTGACCGTCAATGGCAGCGGTAGAACGGGGATCACCGTAACTGCAGGTCGTTTTCGTGGCCAGAAATTGCGGATCACAGCGAACAGCGCCGCATTCATCTTTGCCGCCTCCGGCTCTGGTGTGGTGTGGGGCGAGGGCGGGCCGCCACGTATGGGCAACGCCGCCAAGGATGTGATGAGCGTCGATCTGGTCAATACGGTTAGCGGTTGGTTTGAAGTTTCGCGCACCTATCGCGCTTCCGCCACCGCGATAACCGATGCCTCGGGCGGGGCCACGGTCGATGCAGAGGCACGCACAGCATTGAACGCACTGCTTCAGGTCATGCGCGACCGTGGGGTGATCGGGCCATGACCCGCCCCCTAGCCATGCTGGTGATGCTTCTGGCATGGCCGATAAGCAAGTGCGCGTTTGACTTTGTGCGCGCGAGGGTGAGGTAATGGACGAAGTTCTCGCCCAGACCTTCCCGCCCAGCTTCGAGGGCTCACCGTGGTAGAGGGAATCCTAACCGGCCTCCGCATCGGTGCGATCCTGCTGTGGTTCTGGATCGGTGTGCGAGTGGCGTTTGAAAGCTGGCAAGTGACCGAACAGCCCGTATCCGTGCGCAAACGTGGCTGGTCCTACTAGCGCGCAATGCTGCTGGTGATGTCTTTCATAATCGTGTTCCTGTTCTCCCCTGAGAACATCTTGCGGGCCAACGGATATATCACCGAGAAGACCGGCTTCTGGATGATGTCCGGCGGTGTGGTGGGTCTTCATGTGTGCGCCTACCTGACTCACATGGGGCTGGATATAGCAACAGGGCTGGGCAACCGTGCTTGGCCTGCTTATGTGTCATTCTCAGTTATTTCTTTGATCTTCGGGGTAACGCGATGAAGCCCGTCCTTGTCGCGTTGCAGGAATACGGGGCCGTCATCTTCGGACTGGTCGTGGGGACGGTAGCGCATTTCGGGCGGCTGCTGTCCGATGGGCAGGTTCCGACTTGGACGCAGGCGCTTGGCTATTTCATGCAGCTTGGCCTTATCGGGCTGGTGGCGGTGGTGGCCACGAAGATGCTCGGCCTGACGGACAGTGACACTCGCGCGCTGGCAACCGCCATCCTGGCGATCTCTGCGCAAGAGGTCGTGCGGTATCTCAAAGCGCGCGGTTGGCAGCACCTTGCCCGCTATGCGTCGCCTGCCGATGCGGCGCAGGCCGAGCAAGAGCTACGGGCGTGGGAGCGCGCTGCGGCGAATGGCGACCTCGAAAAGCTGCTCAAGAAATTCGACAAGGATGATGGCGATGGACGTTAAGAAACTGCAGGAATCGCTTGGCGTCACCGCTGACGGCATTGCCGGTCGCGGCACCTTCACCGCGCTATTCCGCAAGCTGGGCGCTTCGCAGGAGCGCGCCGAAGAACTGGCGCTGTCGGCGAATGTCCACTTCCCCGCCTACGAGATCATGGACAGCGCGCTTCGCCTGGCGCACTTCATGGCGCAGCTGTGCCACGAGAGCGGCTCGTTTCGCTACATGGAAGAGATCGCCAGCGGGGCAGGCTACGAGGGGCGCGAAGATCTCGGCAACGTCTATGCGGGCGACGGGCGGCGCTACAAAGGGCGCGGCCCCATCCAGCTTACCGGGCGCGCGAATTACCGGACCTTTGGTCGGCGCATCGGTATCGACCTCGAGCGCCACCCCGAAATCGCGGCCATCCCCTCGATCGGGCTTCACACAGCGCTGGAATACTGGCGCGACCGGGGGCTCAACGCATGGGCTGACCGCGACGACGTGCTGACGATCACGCGCAAGATCAACGGCGGCACGAATGGTCTTGCCGACCGCAAGCATCACCTCTCGAAGATCAAGGGGTGGCTGCTGTGACCGAGCTTCCCCGCCACGTTGTCGGCGCCGCTGTCATGGTGCTGTGCGGGACGATGATTGCGGCCCTGTTCTTCGTCGAGATACCCGAAGGCAACCGCGACATTGCAATGGTCCTCCTGGGCATCGGCATGGGCTGGGGCGGTTCGGTAGTGCAGTTCCATTTCGGCTCGAGCGAGGGTTCGAAGCGCAAGGACCGGCGACCGCAGGGCACGCCCGCGGATCCCGTGCATGTGGAGGACGACCAATGATTGGCGACAACATCGGCCCGCTGATCTGGCGTGGCATCAAGAGCCGGGTGCGCGGCGTTGTCGCCGATTACTGGCTGATCGCGCTGGCGCTCGTGCTGTTCTTCGCCGGGCTCTGGGCGGGAGGCTGGCAGTGATCGGCGATTTCCTCGCGCCGCTGACGCACAAGCTGTTCGCCGGCGCCCTCGGCATCGCGCTGGTCGCAATCGGCATCCTCTGGTGGGCAAACG